TTACTTTCGGCTATTATTTTTTCGATTATTTTTTTCATTTTTTAGGTCTATTTTCATTTCGTTCTTTATTTTATTATCTATCAAGGTAATTATAGGCTCAGTTGAGTTACTATCTCCAGGTATAATAAGATCAAACTCCAATCCAATATTCTTCATGGTTTTTTTGATCGCTCTGTCAATTTTTTTAGCCCCAACCTCATCTTGAGATCTACCAGTTTGTTCATATGGTACAACCCTTTGCAAATATACACTTAATTGTGGGAATTTCACGTATTCCTCTACAATTAATTTTTGAAGATTTATAGATAAATTTTTACCATATACTAATGAAAGTATTAACGGGGAATCGGTGATTATAATATCAACCTTATCAGATACACGCCAAATTCTATGATTTTGTTTAGCAAATATATAAAGCTGATTATTAAGCTTATTAAATGCCTCTTCCCAGGTAACATCTTTAGCATATTCTGTTACAAGTTCACACTTGTAACCATGTTCTTTTAAATAAGAAAATACCCTCGCAGCTGTTGTGGACTTACCAGATCCAGGGCCTCCGAAGATATTTAATATAATTGGTGTACGTTTCATTTCTTTATAATTGTTTGTAATTTTTCACGTGCTTTGCATACATGCCATTTACTTGTACCTTCGCATATGTTTAATTTTTTAGCAATCTCATTATGTTGATAACCTTCGTAATATAACATGAATATATCATACTCACGTTTAGTTAAACTCTTCTTAATTAACTCAAGATAACTATCAATAGTAGCATCTGATGATGAATCATCATTTGAAACAAAATATGTTGAAGTTCCATAATCTTTATTTTCATTATCGATCAAATTAGTGATGAAATACCCACCACACTCCACCAAACGTTTTTGTTTGGCTCGAATATGATCAATTATACAATATTTAGCAATAGATTTTAACCACCCAGCAAATGACCCACTACCACTAAATTTATCAATCTTACTAAACGCTTTAATGAAAGTTTTATTGATAACCTCATACACATCACTGATATTATCAGTTGCATAGTTGTTTAAAACATACTTATATATATCAATATAATATATGTTATACACTTCTGTTTGTGCTTTACTATCAAAATTCTTACATAATTGAATTAGATTAAAATCGTTTTTTATTACCATAATGATTAGGGTATATACAGGATTGTTGGTGAATTTTTTGTAACTGTCATTTCAGGATATGTATCCATGAATTTCTTCATATTAAAGCCCTCACATATTAAATGTACCCCATTCTTTGTGGGTACGCTCATGAGTATCTGATTGGTACTCTTAGCTTCCACATATAAGGCGTTTATATAATCCGTAATTCCCTGGATAACATCAGCATCCTTGGTATCAATGTCAACGACCCATTTCTTACGTGGTTCGGAGTGATGATTACCACAAGCGGTAGAATATGCTTTTCTGATCTCGTGTTGTGTTGTTTCACTGATGAGGTTAAAAGAAATTGCGTTTATAACTTCCACCAATTCTGAAAAAGTTGTAGCACCAGATGAAAAGTCACCATATGGTAGAATTGGTAGATTCCATTTACCATCATTGATCTTATGGGTAACCAACATACTATCAACAATAACCTTTATTGTGTTAAGGGCTATATTGAGAGTATTCAACCGATTTGGGTTGATATAGGCTCGTGCATTATTATCATTACATTCTTGTATAATAAAAGGCATAAGTCTATCCATATCTTCCAGACTGTGGATATAATAGTTACGCACAACCTTAACACCGGTATCCATTTCAGGATTATCCTTACGTCTTTTAAGGATCTAAATATGGTACATAGTATTAGGTAAGCTGAAATCCATCATACCTTTTATAAGTTCAAAATTATTGATTGCCATTGGTGTAGTCTACTTTTTCCGCTAATGCAAAATTACTTAATTCCTTAATACCTGTTATTTCATACAGTATAAGGTCTTTCCATTCGTCTGGTATCGGCAACTCCTGATTAATATCAGTCAATTCGACTTCCAGTATTGTAAGGTTCAAACTCTCATAATCATCAACCTCAAACTTAAGATCACCAACCGTATAGTTAAACCTAATCTTACCTATGCTTTTGATAGCTGACGGTATGAGCGCCTTTGCCTGTTCCAGGGTACATGGTTCTGGTATCTCAATGAAACTACCATGACCAACTGACTTTTTATGTAATAAATCAATTTTCGGTAAAAAGTTAGCATCGATACCATCAGTAATATTATTTGTAATACGTAAACGTTTAACAATATCACCATCCTGTATATAATACTGAACAATGTGATAAACACTTTCATAACCCTCTTTGGGATGTCGCAATAAGAACCTACGTTCTATTTCTGGTATTTCTTTCATATTTAACCTATTAATGCGTTTTGTAATGACTCAATATCAGATTTATCTAACAAAAACTTGATAGTATCCAATGTATCTTTATTGGTTAATACAACCTTATGCCGACCAAAAGGAAACCAATCAATTTCAAGCTTTAATGTGGCAATAGGAAATAATTTGGTTTCTTTAGAACCAGTTGTGGTTATTAAAATACCACCTGTACCAACCTTTATGGTCTTATTATCCGATATGAACTCTCTCATTTTTATATGTATTTCTGAAAATTTGAACTAATTGTGGTGCTAAGGTAACCTATTTTTCATTAACCACCAAATTTTTTTTCAAAGTGTACATCTGTACTCATAAATTTTCTTTATTAAATTTAAAAAATAATTCTCAGTCATTGTATGTTTCATATAATTAGCTCGTTTACAAACCCATTGTACATTCCCTTCAACATAACCTTTTTCATTATCTATACGATCTAAAGAGGCTATTGTTTCATTATTCTCACCCCTTAAATTACGAGCATAAATAGGCATATCAATGATTTCACCAGTATACGCACATTTACCATTTTGTTTTTGATAAACACACCATAAATATTCTATAGTAACATTAAACTCAATATTACGTAATATTGCTGTTTGTTTAATACGATTGAAAAAACTCTTGGATATTTGTTCATAACCACGCCAACCTTTATGTTTATCGCCAAATTTCGGTGATATATTTTTAGCCTTAAAACAACCACAAGATTTTGTTGTACCGTTTTTTAATTTACTAATTGAAACCTTGGTGGTTTTACCGCAATTACACAAACACTCCCAAACCCAACAACGTCTATATTGATAGAGTGGTGTAATTGCGGTAAGATAATTGAATTTTTCACCTTTAATATCAATCATTAACGGAACAGTTTATCCGTATATTCGGCTGGGCGCTGCTTCTCTTTGAGTTTGGCGGCTTTCTCAGCTTTCTTATTCTTGGTTTCCTGTCCCTTAACGCTGGCAACAGCTACCTTCTCTGGTTTAGCAACGTTCCTCACGTTAGTTTTCCACTCTGATTTAGGGGCGAATGTTGCACGACCCATTCTTACTTCATAGTCAGCAACTTCATTATCTACACGTTTGTAGACACCATTTGTTAATATTGTTTTCATATATTTGTTTTTTTTGTGTTTTTTAATTAAACAGTACCTGCAAGATTTGATTGTTCATCGAAGGTTTCTTCTACCATTTCTGGGGCTTTGTTAATGCAAATAAACTCACCTTTGTCGTAAGCCTTAGCTATCCACCTATTAAGCTCAGATGCCTTAATTTCAGCATTAAAGGATGTATTACCCAGGTCACTCGACAATTGAATACCATCTTCATGTTTAAATCTGATATCCTCACCTCCTGCGAAATTAGTACGAGTACCTTCAAAATAGGTGGGTTCCGTAGTGTTTATAGGAAACTGGAATATTCGCCCATCAAGTAATTCTACTGTATAATACAATTTACCTGCGCAATAGTGGCTGAAACCATATCTTTACAAAAAGTTGTTTTACCCGAACCTGGTAGACCCCATGTAATTGTTACAATCATGATCTGTAAATAATATTATGAAGATGCTGAACCTGAATGACCAAAACCTCCACGTGAAACTGCACTACGGGATACACCAAAACTACGTCCAGCTGAACTTGACTGGAATGATGATCTACCACCACCAGAACCAGCGTAACGGGTATTAGATGTTGAAAATCCACCTTTAGCTGAGGTTGTCCTTACGGTTGTATGATAAACAACACCTGGGCGAACAATTACCCCAAAATGTGGGCTATAGCAATAGTCATGATATATCCATATTGGGTAATTATAATCACCCGCATAGTAATTGACATTTTCACCTTCACGTATAAAATAATTTGCTGCGGCAAGACTATCTGGGTTATACCTTGCGTGATGTGATTTTGGTGCGCCACTATTACAAGAAGCTATTGATAAGGCTAATAAGCCAATACCTACAAATTTACTTTTCTTCATATTATTTTTTGAAATAAGTTTTAATATAATCTTTTGTTAGATCACCCTGGATGAATAATGCTATTGCTACCATTATACAGCAAGATATCATCATAATAGCCTCAACACCTGATGTGTCCAAAATTTTGTTTGGTATTTCAAGTGAAATTGTTAAAATTTCCATGAATAAACCTAACACCAGAAGACCAAGACCATCCTCATGCGCCACATGATTAAGATGCTCGTCACGGTCATTAGGTTTTGTTTTGGCTATTTTCAATATTGTTTCTCTTTCCTCATATAAAACCCCAAGAGCAACAAACATACCAGCAATACCATTTAAGGTTGTTGTTATGGCATGTAAATCAGCATCACTATAATGACCAAAAATCATTGGTATTATACTTTTTAAACAGAAAAGACTGAATAATATACCTATGGTATTAATAATCAACATTGATGGTCGACTAACGAATAATCGTAACAGTAAAGATCCTATCTTACCCATAAAATTATTTTACGCTGATATAAATTTGATAGTTTTTCGCATGTCGAACCAGGGTATCTATCTCATGGATATCCCCGTTTCCATCCTCAAATGTACGACCAGTATCCATTGTATCGGTAACGTTTGATAACCTCGGCATTGTATCCGTAAATCTTTTTGTTCCGTGTGACCTACCCTTTTCATCATAAACCATACGGTCAATTATCAACACATCAAAACTATCATAATGTGATGTCTTGATTGTCATATCCACCGCACCATGTTTATCCAACTGAATATTACCTGCTGGCACTTCAGATTCGTCACATGAGGTTAAAGACATAACCCCTAAAAAAATTATACCAATTGCTGTTAGAAACAGCTGCGTTTTACGCTTAATGTTTGTAATCATATATTTAATTGTTTTTTATCCGTAAATTAACATTGAATCATAATCATCATCGTTATCATTATCGTTGAATACAGCTAAGATAATAGCTATCACACATATTATTACTAAGAATTTCATGGTACAAAGGTAAGTAAAATAATTGAATTTACAAAATTTACACTTCAATTATTTCGCCAGTAGCATCATCCCTCCAAAACTCAGACGAATAACGGTAATCATAACCAAGATATGTTTTACCTTTTGCAAATTCAGCATGTTTAGCTTTTTCTTCTTCAGTATATTCGAATAGATTGTATTTGTCTAATACATATCCAAATATAGTCAACCAAACAATAAAATATAATAACGCCCAAGCACCAATGTACCCCCACAATAACACAATAATTGGTATTGTGCAAAAATTAAAAATCACTACAGCAACTGTCAATATTTTCTTAAACATAGTTATTCGATTATTGTGAAATATAAATGTAATTTATTTGTTAGAATGTTAACATACTGTGGCTCATCCAAACCATTTAAGATCTTTTTTTGTATAACCTTATAAATCATATTAAAAATATGATTATTTAATAGTTCTTCTTTTTGTTTACTCCGATGTTCATAATCATCAATACGAATTATTTTTGTGTATAAATTATCGAATGATACAACTTTAAACAATATGTCTTTTCTTCTCCTTTTTAATATTGACCCAATAGTGATATCCATGATATTATTCGATTATATGTGGAACGAATCTTGAAAAATTATTTGTTATCATATTATCACTTTCACGAATACCTATACCTGCACTTTGCTGATCGATCACCCATGAGCCGATAACCGCATGATTACCATCAAAATTTGGTAACTTAACATATTGCTGATATATGTATCCTTCCTCGCCATATTCACCCTCTGTAAAGTCACCAAGCTTACCATCCGTATAGATTGCAACGTTAGCACCTTCACGTGAATAAATTGGTTTCTCAACATATGATGTCATGCCGTTTGGGGTGTCATAATAACAAGGTAATAGATATGGACTATCAGGAAACAATTCCCAAAATATCGGAAGTATACCCTTATTACTCAGTATTGACTTCCAAGCGGGTTCAATCCATTTGCAATTCATTTTATCAACCAATATGTTTTTACCAAATTCTTCATTTGATAACCACTCCCAAGGATATAATTTGAATATATTTTTGATTGGTTGATCTTCCAGGTCTACAAAACATTTACGTATACGATTCCAACCAATATCTTCCATTAAGATAAACTTAGTTTTGACACCAGCTTGTGATGCAATATCACGAATATATTCAACTGTTGTATAATCCTCTATACTATCAGACACACATGCAAAATATACTGTTTCATGGTTGAAATACTCAACACAACCATCGAAATAACCCATCAGTTTCTCATGAATCGAATTAAACTGATCTTTCCCTGGAAACACCTCATTTAACCAATGCCATTGAACAGCTGAACCCTCATACAGTGATGTTGGGGTGTCAGCGTTAAACTCAAGCATCTTAGGTATCCCACGATCATCTAAAGCCAGATCAAACCGACCATAAAAACTGGGTTCTTCTTCATCCCATGAACGTTTTATTAAAGGAATAATATTAGGATTGATATTAAGTTTTTCGTATAAATTATTATCTATAACGTGTTGAACAACAGCTAATGACATTTCCCATAAAGAATTGGTTGCCTTTTCAATTAGGTTTACCTCATCCATAGTAAAACTATAAAAAGCGTTTTCATTCCAATATGTATTTTCCAATGAATGGAACTCAAATGATAGCGCTTCAAGCTTTTCCTTAAAATTAGGACGTGCTGCTATTGTTATACGTTTCATGTTGTAAAGATAATACGTTATGTTGGAAATTGCAAATAAAAAGACTAATCTTTTATTTTTACATATATAATGTGTGGGTGCTTACCATTCCAGGCAAACATATTTACAGGACAAAGACCCACATGGAAACCACCGTTCTTAACGGCACCAAAATAACATAAATAGTACCCCCAACCGCTTTCCTCATCGTATTTGCTTAAGCGACAATCATAATCGCTTATTTCTGTTTCAGATAGGATTAAGACAACCACCTCACCGTTGTTTGATAGCTTGTCAAGCATTTCGGGCGCACCATCGACCATAAGACAGTCGTTAAAATCACCACCCTGCTCTATATATTCTGGTAATATAGCATACCATAGTCCCTGGATCTTCTGGAACTCAATTAATTGCATCATCAGTGTCTTCTTTAAGATTTGAAATTGGTATAAGTATAGTTGAGCCGATTACCAAATCGGTGTGCCGTTTGTTATTGGAATCGTAACCCATTACAGCGCCATTAATTACAACCACCTCACCAACACTTCGATCAATAAATTCATGATCGAATACCGAACAATTTTTAAGAGTTATCGATATACCAGGTTCTGGTTTGATTGTTACAAGTCTATTAGGCTTTATCACATAATTATTAGCCTTAATATAATCACTTAATGATACTTCAGTAAACTGCTGTCCTGACATAATTGTTTCGTTATGTCACAAAGATAATACAATAAATTTAAACTAACAAATAACTTTTTGTATTTTTTTCTCTATTTCTAAGGTATCTGAATCGATAGACTCCAGAGGATCTGAATCATATTCTAAAGAATATATATATTGTTCCCCATTATATTCTTTTGTTTTTAATATAATCATATCTGGATCAAAACTTTCGTCATTAGCAAGTATTAACTCAAACTGATGAAACAAACCTTTTATATAACCTTCCTTAATGTAAAAAGAACCCGATTTAAGCTTAAAGCTATCGGATTCTTCAGTTAATAGATCACTAAACGCATAAGTTTCAAACAAACTACCATCTTCATCGATAATCTCTATTGTAGCTTCCTCAGCAAGGGCACCTTTAAGAGTGAAAATTGGTTTATTATCCTGTAATTTATCTGGATTTGTTTCCAAAATAGACCAGGTGGCTAATTGGTCTTTATTTAATTTACCAGCGGTTAAGTCAACCCCAGTACCTTTAATGTTTATTAAAAAAATCCTCATTAAGATTGTGTATTTGGAAATAAATATACCCCAAAACACCAATGTTTAGTTTTTTAAAGAATAATTATCATATTGAATTACAAATTCATCAAAACTATAAATTTTTTTCTCCAATTCTGAACCACCCAAGTAGTTTCGTGTCCAGGTAAATATCACATGATCATCTTCCACATCAACCTCATCATAATCCGCATAATCAACCATTTCACGCCAATGCCAATCAAATTCTTTATTAGCTTGCCTAAATGAAGTGGTTTTTAACCACTCTATAAATTCAAATCTTGTCATATTAATAATTTTTACCTATTTCACGAGCAACATCACGTTTAATATCACGTTCTTTTATTGACTCTTTTTTGTTGTGACTTTTCTTTCCTCGAACCAAAGCAATTTCCAATTTAAAAGTTCGGGTTGAACTCATGAATACTTTTAAAGGGACAATTGTAAGATGCTTATCCTGGTCACGCTTTAATTTTTTAAGTTCATCTTTCTTCAATAACAACTTCTTAATCCGTTTAGGGTCATGTGAAAAAGCTGTTTTTGTTTCATTTATATTGAAGTCCTTGATGAACAATTCATTTCCCTCAAAATAACAGAATGAGTCAACTAATGATGCCTTACCAGCTTTCAATTGTTTAACCTCAGAACCTTGGAGTACAATACCCGCAGTTTCTGTACGTATAATCTCATAATTATGCCACGCTTGTCTATTCTGTATAGTCATTATTTATAGTTTGTTTTCATGCTTTCCAGCCCTGATTGATGATGATGAAATATCATCCATATCAAGCGTAGAATACTTGAAATTATTAAGATATTCTTTATATTTTGGTAATAACTCACCAAAGTGTTTCGTTTCAGAATTACGACCAGTAATGTACCACTCAACATCTTTAAAAGCATACATATACTGCGTATAACGCATAGACACATGATTAACTTCCGCATTAAAAAATGCTTCCCAGTCCCTGAAAAACCTTTCTATAGTATCTTCACCAACAGGGAAAATTATTTCCAGATCTTCATAAAAGCTACGTATTTTATTTACATTATGTAAAAATTGACCACTCTTGGTTACCATTACATAATAACCGAGCGCCGTTAACTTTTCAATACGTGATGTTAAAACCTTTTCATCATTAACACCCTTATCACAAGTATTGTTGGATAAAACCAACACATGCGGATAGTCGGGATACGCATTAATTGCATCCTGAGCTATATTATTGTGCATCCTATGAAATGGATTAAACGAACCTTTTTGCATTATGATTCCCCTCTTCTCACCCAGATTACGCCTAACCAAATCCTCAAAACGAATCAGTTCATTATTTGGGGTTACACATATAAAATTTTCATCATGTGGATAGTTATAATCAACAAAATTATTATTCAAAGCCAAAGTTCTTTCAATATTAGCAACCAATGGTTCATTATCAGAAGCTTCCCATACACCATCCAGGTGACGCACATCATGATTACCATTCATACCACAAACCTTGGACATGATGTTCATGAGTTCCGACCTAATGTGACTAATCCAACTTTTTTTAGATAAACCACCCTGGTAGAACGTAACATGATAAATATGATATCTATTACCCGAACTCATCACATTACCAATACCAAGATAACCATGACAAATTGTACCCGATTTATCATCACCAAGTTGGAATGAGGTTGCAATACACATAAGTGGATTATCAGGATAAAGATATTTATAATTATCCAATTCGGTTTTTAATACATTACGTACAAATTCTTTGCTAACGCTACGTAAACCAAACGTATTTGGATATTCAATTTGCTGAACTTCTTTATCATATGGCTGTACACACTTAATAACTAATTTAGATGCGGATTTGGTGCTTAGGAACTCATTAGATATTAAGGCACCGTGACCACATTCAACTATTATAGCTTTAAAGCCATCATTAATTAATTTCTGAATAAACATAACACAAAGGTAAGTATTTTCCTGATAAAAACAAAAAAAGAAACTGATTTATTTTTCAGTTTCTTTTAAATGTGGAAATAATTTATAGAATCGTTTCCAGGCTGTCTTACGACATTTCTTAGGGTAACGAATTTTATTCCTATTACTACCACCAGAACCACAGTTAATCTCGGTTTTATTATCCTTACGAACACGCTGTGGTTTACCCTGCATTATCATTCGCTGTTTATGACGATCAGCTATAACACTTTGCCATATATTAAAAATAATATCATCTGAAATTTTTTTATTATCAGCATAATTATAAACTTTTTTAGCAACAGACAGACCCTTGAAGTTATTTAGTGGTTGTGAAAATTCAACTTTCCAACGTTCATACAATTCACGTGATACTGGAGGACACTGACTCATTAAAAAAAGTATCTTCCTATCAATATCTTCTCTTTTCATTATTTTTGATTTTTTTTGATTAAATATTCCGCTGCCAATGCCACACTATCAAACTGAGGTACATTATACCTAAAGCAAAGATAATCAATATTACCCTTACGATGAAACCCATGAGGACATATCACCACAAGTTTACCAGATTTCGCATGTAAATATGCTTCACCAATTGATATTGGTGATATTGTACCTGGTTGTAAATAAACTATAATATGATCGGCAACATTCAAAGCTTGATCTTCCCAATGTACCTGTTGTAAAAATTCAGGACTTTCCATGCTCTGTATCCAATCTGGGTTCCAATCAGGTCGCCTTGGATTAAATACAACAAAACCATTTTTTATAAACAGTTCAGTCGCTGTTAATTGCCAATTTTCAGCTTTACCCATTTCAATAGACCCAGCCAAAAACACAGATGGTTTGTTAAAATCACGAAAAGATATATTCGATGGTGGTACAAAATTAGTGTTACTCATATATATTTTTTTAATTACTTATCTTTTTCCCACTTAACAAAAATAGGATTTGTTGGATAAACGCTTCCATTATTATAAGCTCCATCCAATGCTTCATTAGCATTACATCGCCCTTTTGTTCTAACCAAATATAACTCATCATGGCAAATAACACAGTGGCTAATATACCAATTATCATCATCTTACTTTTACTCATATTACATTAAATTTTCTTCGATATAATCAAACATATCTTTAAACCTTTCGCTATACAACTCATCTTTGAAATGTTGATATTCTTGAACGTAATTTTCATGCATTGATGATCCATTACGCTTACCGTAGGTCATATTTGCAATACGGTCACATATTTTCGCAAAATCAGCAAACTCAACATCCCTTATACCCTGATAGTATTTAGCATTTGCCCTCTCACTCCTGGTTTTACCCTTCTCATTAGCACAAGCAAACGAAATATCAGCCGATATAACAGATTTTGTCAAATGTAAAACATCATTATATGTTAATCGAGCATCCTCAATAGCATCATGGAAATAAATACCAGTTTCAACATCAAAATATTTTTTTTCAGGTATCAGATATTTAAACATCCTGGCAGCATCAACAGCCATATCCAAATGATATACATATGGATGATTACCACCCTTTGGGTCATATCTGTGATTAGTATCGGCATGTGCTTTAGCCGCTTTGTCCCTATTAAAGTTATAGAATTTCATATTTAAATTTTTATATTGTGTTTGGAACCATCTGTAAGCGAATAAACCGCTTTTTCAGGTATTAAAACGAATTTCAGGTCTTTAAACATATCAACGTATTTTTTACCTTTACCAGGCTTAAGATATGATATGGTTAAATGCGGGTGATAGTCTGGGTAATCAGTTGTGTGTGGGAATTTCATTAAATCCTTATTACAATCAAAAAGAGCTTTATCACGCTTAACATCTAATTTTAACACATCATATTGCTCATTCTCAAAAATTGAAGCATTATGTATTGTTAAATCACCAAACTCATACTTATCCAAGATTTTGGTGACATCATTAAGCTTAACCTCTTCATGTAAGCCGAATAACAATGTTACATGTGGTTCTTTTTGTATACCGAAAGTATCATCATCTGGGTCTTCGTATATATCAGACTTTTCTATCTGACTGGTTAATTCATTCATTTTAGGAAAATCCAAAAAAAGCATAACACAGTTATAATCATTTTTACGTTTCCCTTCTAACAACCCCATCAATTTACGTTGTTTTATTAATTGTTCTTTTAACGCATTCTTCATATACAACATATTTTAATCAACCCACTTAATAATTTCCTGTCCAAAATACCATTTGTTGAAATGATTCGTGTTAACCAAACATTTACGGTCAACATCAATCTTAGCCCCGCTTGGTGATGATAAATCGGGTATTGACACACCCACCGTCACAAGATAATTTTCACCAGCATACCCGTAATCACCATCCCAATTAACGATTTCCATCGAGTAGACCACTTTTATTACTATATCGCTTTTTTTATTGTGTTGCAATAAATATTCCCACATTTTAATTTTTTTCATATCTAAATTTAGATAAATCCATATGAAAGTAAAGGTATTTTACAACTTTGAAAATCGATTAGCGTTACGTTCAGCCGCCTCTTTCAAATATGCTATAACCTGTGGGACTTCATGTTCCTGAACATTTTTTATATAAACACCACGTGCCGCACCTTTCCTTGGGTGAAGATACCACAGCTGTAACCCCACACTCGCTTCTGGTGCATCAAAAATATGACCATGACCCTCACAATGCTCACAATAACCATAAACACCCAAATGTTTTGCCCTGGCTTTTACACATATCCATTGGTTGATACTATCATGACCAAGACCACGACTCTTAGACCAATTATTTACAGACTCAGCTGTTGGATATTCTGGTTGCATTACATTTGTCTTAACCCCATTTATCCAGGAGTACCATTGCTGCGTTTCCTCTTCAAACCAACCATTAAAACCTGAAACATCAGATATTCGTCCACCCTTAACAAGAGCTTCAACCTCAACATCAGTGATGTGATGTGACCAGGCATTATCATTATAACGATAATTCGCATCAACATTAATATAACGTGGATTATCAAAAGCATACCAATCATCCGATATTTTTTTTGTTGCTGGGTTTAATCCTCTACCATCACAATGTGGACATTCGTGACTTTTACGATATATTTCAAAATAAAAGTTTACTAACTCATTCAGCTCATCTAACCCAAATAACCCTTCAATCGTATCAAATTCAGCTGGCGCTCTCCAACCCCCATCTTTGTCAGACATATAATCTTCATGGTTACCCCAATACACATATTCTGGGTTCTTTTTGAGTAATTCAATTTGCCAAGGTTTGGCATTAAGACGTTCAAGATCTTTAAGATCATCTGGATTTGGATAACTGCGCATATTTTTTTGTTTTTCGTTATAAAAAATAAACCTTCAACCGTTTATAGGTCAAAGGTACAAAAATAATTTGAATCTACAAACTTTTTTTAATCAAAACTACTGGGTGATGAATCAAAAGATGACGTTGTATCATATGATGTTGGCGGTTCATATGATGGTGTATATGATTCATATGTTGACGTATCGTAAGATATTGTTGGTTCATATGAAGGTTCTGGTGTATATACAGCACCGTTATTGATTGCTTCCCCACCTACATAAATTGGGTCATTATTAGATTGAAAATCCGATGAATAAATCTCACTTGGTTGATTATTTAATAGTTCGTCAGCTATGATTAGTGTATTTATAATATCAGCTGAGTCAATCCCTGGTTCATTAACATATTCTTCTATATACCTATTTTTACTCAATACAATATGATTATCTGAATCATTTCGTGTAATCCTACCAATATTTTGATTATATGTGGGTTCCTTAAATTTTTCACGTTTTGGTAAAGGTACACTTGGTGCGTTTGGTGGGTCTTCATGAACCACTGTGTTATTTTCTGACCTATTCTGACGTTTAAAAAGTAAACGGAAAAGGATTAAAGCCAATACTAATACAATTGGCGACAACGATATAATCGTTAATGATGTTTGATTTAACATATGTTTTTTTAATTATTTTCTGGTAATATTCGTTTAAAAAAATCACGATCTTGTGAGATTATTGAACAATCGGTTGTTTCCCATTTGGTTCTAACAACAGCATCCGTTGGTAACAATATTGCATTGTCTTTTAATGATGGTACGTTGTAATATGTTTGTTCACCATTACCAAAATCAGATTTGATGATGGTACCGATTTCACCATTGATATAGGTGTTTTTCACAATCAACCCACCACGTTTCTCCCTGGAAGAATAGTCATTCCAATTGATACCTTTCTGGAAAATCATCTCCTGTTTTTCATCAGATGATTTCTTGTGTAACTCTTTGTGTGAGTACAAAGATTGTGCAACCGATGAAATGGAGTTCCTGGTGGCATCCTTCTGTCGCCATAAGAGATAGTTAATAACCTCATCCCTGGTCGGTAACTGGAATACCCTGGCATCAAACTCAGCCATAACCATATTGAATATGATCTTCAAAGGTATCGCTTCTGGATTTTGGCTATTCTGGTGCAAAGCCCTCATTATTCTGGTTTTGTTAAACTCAGCGGTGGCTTTTGACGCACCAATGCTCACCATCTTCTGTACATTACCATCAAACCAGGCATCACTCTTTAATGTATCAAAATCGGTAAGCACAATACTTATTTCATCTGATTGTACGTAGCCAAGTTTGGCTCCCTGAATACCTTTGCACAGTGCAATTGTTGTTTGATCCATATCCCAGATCAAACCAGCGTCAAAAGGGCGTTTAAGACCTTTTGTGTAATTTGAAAATGATCGACCATCACACCTAATAACGGTATACATTCTTCGCATTAAATTTGTTTGGCTTCTACTCTCATAAAACCCCTTCATTCTGTCACCAATTGAATCTTTCATATAATTTATTTTTTAAATTCCCAAATATAATTTTTATATTTTTTTCGTATCCCACGACAACACTCCGAAACAGCACTCGCATTAAAATTTAATAATCTTTTTATTTCTTGACCAGAAGACCATTCTTTAATTTTAATTTTATTTAAATCATATTGTATAATTTTTTTATTTAAAATTTTAGGTAGCCACTCAATATTATTTGAGTCAAAATGATTTTTAATTGCCTTTATTGGTATCTTATGTTTTTTTGATAACTGATAAATGGTATACTCACCAGTTTTAAAATCCTCGATAACCATAGGATATTCATCAATATAATAATTTATACCATTTTTTTCAATATTTTTATTAATATATTCAACAAATATCCATTTATGTTTATAATCATTTATAGGACAATTACCAATATATAATAAAAAAATTTTAACTTTATTTCTGGGTATTGATACTAAAAACTGATTTTCAGATTTCTTTAATTTTTTAGCTTTAAATAGATCTAATTTAGAACACAACCAATCAACCTCAGATTCTGTAAATGAATTTGTATGTAATTTAACAAAACCATTTTTACTTTCTAATTCTCCATCACCAATATACCAAAATAATAAAGTATATTTACCGATATTTAAATCGCTTGGGACAATTTTTATTTTATCCTTATAAAATCGATTATATTGCTCTGTAAAGATAGGTAACGCTTTAGTTTTAAAATAAAATCTTACATATGTTTTATTTGTTCTGATATCGTAATATTCACTTCTTTTTATATTAGAATAAGTATCACTACAAAACTCTTTAAAATACTGATGAACATATTCAGTATGTTCTTTTGAAGATGATGAATAATTAAAAATAGCGTTTACACCATTTTTATGTAATTCTAAATTCCCATCACCCAATAAACAACCATTTAATATTTCTTTCTGTGTATTTGTGAAATTGTTCATAAAACAGTCTTTTATATAAATATACAGAAAAACTTAAAAATTCATATATGTAGATATTGTGCGGTTAAAAATAATTGAATGTAATGAAAACACTGGTCAATACCGATAACGACAAAAGCCCAGTGATAATTTTTTTGTGCAAACAATGAACTTGTTATACGGCTACTCACGAAATCTGTCAACCAATGGGTGAAAAACGTTACAGTGAATAGAAACAAAACATATGGAGCAAACTGTAAACCAAATGCCCACCACCAAACGAGGGAAGTAATTGCTGAGTAACTAAGGACGTGGAACGTCAAAGCGTCAAATCGCTTACTTTTGTTTTCCGCTTGCCAAGAGGTTTGCACGAAGAAATCGGCAAACCAATGGCAGAGGATTATTATGAGTACAATGTTAACTATTGCATTGGTTAACATATTGCTTCAATTTTTGTGCGTATTTCAGCCAATGTTATCTGATTGTGAAACTTACCATCCTCATAGATAATCTGAAGTATACCTTGAGCTTCCATTTCTGGAGTGCATTCGGTAACTACATAGTATTCACCATTGTCATCCTGGAACACCGCACACAAACCTTTAAGGGACTTCTTCATTCCACTATCAGTCATAGGGTCTTTGTAGATATTATGACCTTCACGTACACCATCGATAAGTGTTTCAAACCAAGCACCCTTTGCTGCCCAACCAAGTGTATCTCTGGTATTATACTGATAAGTGAATGAACCAATACCAAGAACAGTATTCACACAAGCAAAACCTTTAGCAGCTAACCTACGATATATGTCAACCTGAATATCAAGTGTTATAGAATCGCCATAGATTGCTCCGATATGCTGGTCAAGTACCTTGTACTTGTTACCATCACCACCATTTACCTCGATACCACCGAATATTTCCCACAGGCACTGTATAAGACCTTTGCGATAGAAATTAGGGAAATAAGCTTGCATTTCACGGTTAGACAATTCGTTGTCGTGACCACACAACATATCCGCAGGTGTAAGACCTTTAGGGCTGCTGTCAGGGCGAATAACGAGCTTTCCGTCACGTACCATGATCATTTCCTTAAGCAATTCAAGGTAACCTTCTTCACCTGGCTTAACAACACGTGTCAAGTCCATTGTGTCCATTACGGCAGAGAATATACCTTTAGGAAACGCTTCCATCCAATACTTAAGCATTTCAAGCTCACCCATTGTAAAGATACAAGTGGTTGATACGCTATGCTCTGAGGCATTTACAGAGTTGATTGCAACTTCATCTTCTGGCTCATTGTAGAAGTAACGAGCAGCTGGTATTACCACCAGTGTATCAGAACCCCTGAATGAAGTGGCGTGACCAAGACCAGATGTTATCATAGTCCAAGGATCAAGACCACGAGCAGAGAAGTCGTGACAAAGGTATGGTATCAACCAAGCCATTTCAGGACAAGTCTTCATAACCCATTCAACCAGATTCCTACGATATTGTAGAGCAAGTGTAGCTGATGTTGTTGGTTTCCACGCCAATGCTGATATAATTGTTTCAAGGAAAAGGGTCAACCATGCATAACCATCAACAGTGTTGATAAAGGTCATGTGTGGTATATTTGGATTGGTTTCAATACCCTCTGGGAGTGATTTGATGCGTATTGGGAGATAGCCTAAGTTATGCAGTTTGGTAAAGTGTTGACCATCGAAGTCCATACCAAGATACTTTGACATATCCTCTGAAAACTTAAGTGCAACATCAACTGGTTGTGAAAAGAACGTTTCCTGGAAGTTATCATGCAACCAGCGAACAAGCAACTGCTGTCCGAAAGACACTATTTTCTTAATACCACCTGGTGCGTATTTCACACTACGTGGTATCCATGTACCATATAACCTAACCGTATTAGGTGCTAACATTTTTTTGTGTCCGATCTTGTACCCATCAGTGAAGTACAGTATAATTGGTCTAAACATAATTTTTATTTTTTACAAAGATAATCAACCTTTTTGAATCTACAAACAATTGTATGTATTTTTTATTTCTCTATATCTCCTTTATACCCAAACTCATCAACAGTTGGCAATTTCTCGCTTATTAATTCATGAATTTCTTCCAGATTTCGCTGCATTTCATCAGCATCATTTATATAATCTGTATTTGCCAGATACTTGATATATCCAACTATTTTTTCTTCCCGACTCGTCATTATTTATTATAAATTAACTGTATTTATGTGCAAATTCGTACATTTTATCATAAAATTTACCAGTTATTATTGGGTTGCGTTTAAATTCCCAGATTATCAATAAAAACCAATGTATCATAGCACAAAAGAATGCTAAGATAATTGCTAACATAGCCAATATTGGCATAATTATTCTCTTCATATCGTTTAGTAATTATACATCAAAATTTTCACCACCATTTTTACCGTCAGTCTTGATACGCATCATAGCTATAAATAATATCGCCATAGCGTTCAATAAAGCTGACCTATCATCTAATAAATGATTATAGTAGATTTTTTTGTGATTACCATATGGTAAATCTATAACGTTCTCATTTATCGCATCAATCTCGAAATTACCAGTTGTTTTACAATATTCACGAATGTAATCGTAACGATCAATCTGGGATGCTGTGAATATTACAATATATGCACCAATATTCTGAGCCTCTTTAACCAAATCAATAACTTTGCTGTAATTGAAATCATGAAATCTCCAAGGCGATATAGTATCATCAAAATCAACAGCCAGAATTATTTTTTTGTGTTCACACCACTCTTTAACCAACCTGGCAATATAACGCTCCATATCAGGATGGTAAGTATAATTAAATGTTTCCATAAATAGCTTTTATATATTCTTCATTATTACCACTGGTAATAATGCCGCCATCATCCAAAGATATTAACCCATCATTAGTAATTGTCACATAATGACCAACGACACAATTAGTGTTAGGTTCGGTATCAATTTCAGATTCTGTCATATACATGACATCAAATTTATTTTTATTTCTTTTTACTGAAAATATTGATAATTTACTATCAGGAAAAGATCTATCAAACGTAAAAAAACCATATTTAAGACTATTTTCTTTAGCCTTAAGCTGATTTTCTTTATTTTTTATATGAGCATACGGCATATTATCGTCAATATTTAATTTTGTGTTACAATCATGGTATATGCTCGTTCCGAATATAGTTTTACCGCATGTTGAACACGTCCAGTGTCCACCACCATATTTTACATTACCCGACATATTCCTTATAAGTTATTTTAATATTATTACTTTTCGCATATTCAATCTCTTCAAGTAAACCACGTGAATCTCTCCAACCTGGCATCTTATACACCAATAACTCATCACAATGCTGTAAAAAAGATAAACAAAAATTCTTCCAGAACTCCCATGTGGTGGGCATTTCGGTGAACCCTAATAGTGTGTGACCATAGGTAATTGGTGAAAATGCCGTATGACCCTGAGAACACAGCTCACCAGCCAATCGAGTAACAATCTCGAAGTTTGATTTAACCGTTTCAGGTTCTGGATGATTATATGGGGAACCTATATAAATTATCTTACTCATACACCCAACAATTCAACTTTTAGTTTGGTTAAAAGGAAATTAGTCGCCAATGTCTTAACATCCTTGGAACTCACATTCAGAGCTGACAAATCCTGGATAACATCACTACGTAGTTGCCTATGTAACAAATTCATAACAGTATCAGACTTCGTTTCCTCGACACACTTTTTAATTATCACAATCTTACGATTAATTAATGAACAAACCTTTTTTTGCTCAAAAAGTGGTAGTTTATTGATCTCGTCAACCAAGTGCGGCAATGATTTATATAAGGCGCTATCGCCAAATGTGTGTACTTGTACCATAAGTTATATTGTTATATTGTTCCAATAATCTTCACCATAATCAAGGAATATTTCATCACCAGCTTTTATATCGGAAATTGCCGTAATATATCCCTTGGTATGATTTTTGGTCACACCTATGCAACCATTATTTTTAAACCCACTGACTTTAGTAAAACCCTCAGCATCATTTGCATAAATACATAAAGATTTTGAACCGTATGTGTCAAGTGTTTTACCATTGAATAAATCAAGAAAGTAAAACTTCCTTGGATCATCCGAGTTGGCTATTTCGTCAGCTTCCTCATCCGATATTGGCACACCTTTAATATAACCAATAAGTTCACCTTTACGGAAATCACGTTTAGCAAATAGACCATTACCCGCATTAGGTATTGTCGATTGTTTTACTACCAGGCTTGCTGTTTCCATTATTTCAATTTGGAATTATCCACCGTTACCTCAATACCCGAAACCTGATAGTTTGGGTACCGATCATAACGGTCATTGGATACATCCGTCTGTTTGTAGGTTACAGTTACTGCCGCTTCTGGAACTTGAAGTTCACGACAGATCATGCTCTTAATTTCAGGTATACTGAATGAGTAAGTTGTTTTACTTGCTGTTAATGTTGGCATTATTCGAAAATTTTAAGGTCATTGTAATCGTATACAGTCAAATTCGGCAGATTATAAGCATCAGCATCGAACTTGCTATTTGTTGTGTAAATTTGATCGTAATCTGTCGCCAAACCGATATTTGGGTTAGTTACAGTGATACGGGAAATCGCCAGGAAGATTTTACCAACATTACGCTCACGCAACATTGCAGCCAGACCACGAAATGTGCCACCAAATACACAAAGGTCATCAACCACAAGTATATCACGACCACCGAAGTCTTTACAGTCAATCATCTGAACCAGTTTATGGGTTTCAGCGTCACGACTCTTAGATGCACCATACACTTCACCGCTGAACTCAAGAACGTCAGCGAGTTTGTTTATCCATTTGAATGAACCACCATCTGTTGATAGCAGTACAGGTTTACCTTCAATTGGTAGGTCTTTCAGAACCTGAGCAATAAATTTACTGTTATCAATTGGGTGGCACTTTTTGATTGCACCCTGGGCAACATCCGAGTGTGGATGGAATATTCGCACCTTTTTAAACCCACATGAGTTAATGAAGTCGGCTACTATTTGTAGCTCAAACGATTCATTCGTGTGGAAGCGCCTATCATGTTGCTGTTGGAACAGACATGGTATATTAAGTTCAACGTTATCAATATCATTGTAATCACAAGCCTCTTTTAAAGACTTAATGAAGAACAGATCTTCATAGGTATTGATGCGTTCTGTAATCACTGGGTTACTAAAGTCGGTAACAACAGCGTAAACGCCACCATCTGGATATTTTATACGTTGATATTGCATGTGCTATATTTTCTACAAAAATAAGCATAAAAATATTACCAACCAAACTTTTTTTAAAAAACTTCGTTAACTATTCCATATTTCAACGCATCTTCGGCACCAAAGTACCAATCAGCTTTCATTTTTTTGGTTAAATTCATCTTTCTTTTAGATAACTTAGTCCTCTCAATCAAATGATTATCATACAGTTCATCTAAAGTAAGATTTTCCTTTAACTCCGTACCCATAGAGGTAAGTGTTGAGTTTATTTCGCCTATTAAGCTGGTTTCGTGGTACATAAACCTACATAACCTATGAGCCTTAACAAAGTGTCCAGAAACGGCTATATTTAACGCTATTGACATTATGGCACCATAGCAATATATATGTACGGGAGTTTTAGAAAACTCTATTACACCGATCATTCCACCACCAGCTGCAACATCACCACCCTCAGAACATAAATGAAAATTAATTGCGGGTCTTTCATAATTTGGATTAACCCTCTCCATTTTCATATCATATTCATTAATATATAATATTTCTTGAGCGGCTTCCGACACCGAAGCTTTATCAATATCACCAAAAAGAACTACTTCCCTTGACGGTTCTTCCATATCTATTTCAATATCTGCTTTCTTTTTCATATATAATAAATTAAATATATGTTTTATTATTTATGGGTATGTTACAAACTGAAAATCCCCACACTAATAATTAGTTGTGGGGACTACCAGTATTCAGATATTTCTTTTCTTAATTTGTTTCTGAAACCTCAGACTGGGCTTCTTCTTCATCTGGTTGCGCCTCTTCTTCATCAACACTTTTAATAAAAATCATGTATTTATTATAAACGATTTTATGACAAAAGAAGCACAACAAATTTATGATAAAGAGTATCGTGAAAAGAATAAAGAACGTATTAAAGAAAGACGAAAAAAATATCGTGAGAATAATAAAGAAAAAATAAAAAGCTGGGTTGAAAACAATCGAGAAAGAATTAAAGAAGTTAAAAATAAATGGGCTAAAGAAAATAAAGATAAAGTATCTAATCACGCTAAAAAATATAGTGAAAACAATAAAGAAAAGATAAAGGAATATAAAAAGAATTTACATATTAAAAACAAAAGAAATTTATCACACAAAGAAAGATATAAAAATGATATTTTGTATAAATTAAAATTCACTTTGCGAAATTTAATAAGTAAATCTATAAGACGAAATGGTTATAAAAAACGTAGTAAAAGCTATACTATCCTGGGTTGTTCTTTTGAAGATTTTAAATCTCACTTAGAATCTAAATTTGAACCTTGGATGAACTGGGATAACTATGGTTTATATAACGGAGAACTTAATTATGGCTGGGATATTGATCACATAATACCCTCTTCATCAGCTATAAATGAAGAAGGTGTAATAGCTCTTAACCATTACACCAACTTACAACCTTTATGCTCAAAGATAAATAGAGATATTAAACGTGATCTTTATTAAATAGATTCGGATTCCATTTCTTCCATATCAACCACACCCGAATCTTTTACAATACCTTCCAGTACCTTAAAATTGAAGTTTTTATGTTTGTAGATCCTTACAGCTAAACCAGACTCAAGCCTGATACAAGTACCTTCAGACCAGTGTGATGGGTCAGTTGGGTCAGCGCCATCAGAGATTTTAGTAATGTATTCCATGAATTTTTCCTGGAAATCACGGTCATCTGTGATACCATGCCTCAACTTGAACTCTTTTACAGTAAAACGGTCAAGTTCTGGGGAATGCTTCACACCCAATTCTCTACAACGCCTTTTAACATCATCCCATGAATAATCAATCGAATGCCCATCTTCATTTGTCATGGTAATACGATATACATATACATCACATGTATCATCAGCGCAACCATACCTGTAAACCATGCTCTTACCGTCACCAACATTGGCAAACTGCTTAGTAAAAGCTTTATCATTAAGTTTGGTAGTATCCACAATACCCATGATTGCCTTACCTGATGGTTCGAAACCAACAATTTCAAAATATACACTCTCTCCCTTGCGCAAGTTATCCTTGAACATATTAAAAGCTTTATCACGAATTGTTGGATCATGAAACTGAGAACCAGTACTTTCCTCAATTACAACCCTACGTGTACCGTTAAGAAATGACCAAGTTTTTTCCTGAACCTTAACACCAAACCATTGAGCTATTTTTTCAACCCAAGTTAATACACGATCAACCAAGACATAACCAACCCTTCCAGATGTTCCATGCTGTTTTGATGATATGATTACCAAATCATCTTCTTCTATCTTATCGATATTAACAACCATGTGTTTTGTGTCGATATGCTCAACAAACATCACTGAAGACTTCGCTTTCTTCTTTTGCTTTGGTTGATTTTCCTTAGCAGCTTTCAATGTTGCAATATTCACATACTTATTACATATTGGTACACCATTCCATGTATCAAATTCAAATCCTTCTACGTCCAGACCCTTAACAGATATGAATCCAAAGTAATGTAACGGTACCCAGAAACCATCGGAGATTTCCCCACGAAACTTCTGCGCCCTAACCCTACGGTTGTCATCAAACATACCTGGTTTTGCTTGCGGGTCAACATTCTTTGTAGCATCCCTGTAAAGGTTGTTTGCTTTACAGAACTCATCTGACAGCTGTAGATCACAATTAAAATAAACGCCCCAATCACCTTCCTTGGTATCCAAACCAACCACAACCTGGTTACCGTGACATGTTGCCAGTTGCACCTTATCCGCATTAGAGTGCGCTCTTACATTCTTTAATCTTGTTACGATTGCATTGTATGCCATATACTATATTATTTAGAAGTACAAATGTACTACAATGTTTTTATAAAACCAAAAAATCTCCAAAAATTTTTGGAGATTTCTTATATATTATATTTAATATTATTCTGGGAAATGTTTCTTTATTGAATTAATTATCTGTGGTTTTGATTGAATTCCTTTAAATTCGTGAACAATCTCACCGTTCTTAATAAAGAACACATGTGGTATGGATTGTATCTTATAATCAATTGATAATTCAGCGTTAGCATCAACATTTACTTTACAAAAGGTAACATTTTTATGTTCCTCTGAAAGTTTAGTTAACAACGGCATTAACATTTTACAAGGACCGCACCAATCTGCGTAAAAATCGACAATAACGTTCTCGTTATTCGACACCAACTCAAGTAGCTGGGATTTGCTTTCTATTTGTATCATTTTTATATTTGTATCATTTTTATTTACCATGTAAAATTCACATAATTATTTTTTATTAGATTTATTATATAAATATCGATATTGATTTTGTAATTTCACGATTTGACTATATTTAACGGAATCCGAATAATATAAATCTTTCATTTTAGTTCCAATCGTAATATCCAAGTTAACCTGTTCTTTAATCATTGTTGTATCACAATCAATCAAAGCATATAATGTTTCATGGTCTTCCCGTAACATTTTACGTGTATCATTTATTAACCAAGTTAACAATATCAGACCAGCCAATATTATCATGATAACATAATTTAAAAATTTTTTCATATATTATTAATTAAAGCTTTTTCCAATAATTTTAATTGTTCATCTGTTTTTATAACCCAACCACTTTTGAATGAACCATCATCACGAACCCTGTCGGCAAAACTAAAATCTGGTTCTGTTGAATACATATTTTGATGTATTGTCAATCCGTTTTTAGTCCAAGTGGTTTCTTTTTCGTGAACCCATTCGTCTAACTCCGTATCAAACATTATGCTATCAATTTCCCAAGTATATGGTTTATACCCCAGTTCTATAAGTATCTCCTTAGTAAGTTTTCTCATTCTTTTCATGTTCTAATACATAACAAACAAAATCATCAGCAACTAAATTACCATAAACTAAAATACTTTCAGCCATAGTTTCATGACCCAAAAATACTTTACGACCCTCAAGTTCTATATCAATACCCAAACGACCCAATGGGTAGAATTCTTCTGGCGGTAACCTATATTCCTTATCACTGATAATCTTAATATCAAGTTCCCCATAACTCGTATGATGTTGTAAATGGTTAACAGCCGCTAACATTACTTCCGATATCATACAACACGTTTTTTCGCACCATTTTCTTCCATCAATCTAACACATAAAGCTCCCATTTTACGAACATATTCCATTGTTTCTTCAAATGGCTTTATCTCAGAATACCATGAGTTAATGGCTTTGTTTAGATTATATTGAATTGATAATAATCTATCACCAGTATTTTGATTTGGAACAACATGGCTGTTTACAACTTTTTCCATTGCGTCCTGATAATCCCTTTCGCTATCTATAATAGCATAAACTTCTTCTCTATTCATATAAAATTATTTAAGATATAAATCTTCTTCTGATGGGAAAATATTACCATCAACGATGCCGCTGGGCGGTTCGGGATCGGAACATAGTTCTTGCATTATCTTAATGCTTTGCTCTTCGGATACAATATGTACCCTACCTTCACGCATCGCCTCATCCATTATACGATCATATGTACTTTTTATTTTCTCAGCCATACTTTTTTAATCTCTAAACCACCAAATATTACCATCACTCAGAGCATCACCCCAGTTAATCGTATCATCATATGTGTAATCTTCCTCATTATCTATGTCATCCTCATCAATATATATATTATTTGTTGATAATACCTTAGCTTGACGATTCCTATACTCTTTCCACCATTCCTCCTTTGTGAAACCAGTTGTATAATCAGGTTTAATTCTTATCTCCCAAGGATTGTAGGTACTTACAATAACCGTTGCTGGTAAATTATACCACCAGATCTTACGACCATTTTCCTTTTCAGGATTAAAGAAGTTAAAAGGATGTTCACCCATTTTAACCATCATGTATTGAGCCTTAGCCATAGCAAATGATATACCACTATCCCCACCTATAGTTGAAAATGAGTAAAATAACTTACCGTTACAATACATCTCAACATTAGTATGATTTCGAAAATTGGTACCACCCCATTTTTCTTTTGTTGTGTTTCTCTGTTTGATACGAATATCCCACAAATGCCTTTGCATACTTACATGATACGGTACCCAATTAGGTGAATTAATATCCAATTCCTCACCATCTTTTAGATCAGCATGATATAACCACCAGGTATCAGGTTCACCATTTAAACTTTCATGTTTTTTATTTTCGATTGAGTATACGTCATAATAATTGTCGTATATCATTATTTGAAATATCTTTCTCATTGTGTTATAAGTTGCCCCTCTTTTGTTATGATTATTGGTGCGCCAACACGACCACTTACCTCATTAAATTTGTCGATGGTTGACTTACCAAGATCAACACCGAGTTGGAATGCTAAAATGTCCAGGTATATCTGTACATCAGCAAGTTCCTTCCCAGCTTCCACATCAAACTCTTCTTTGCTGATATCACCTCGTTCATATTTCTTTCTGAAATTAGCATACTCGCCAAGTTCACCCATAACCGCCTGTAACCATTGTGCTGGTGACCAATCAGAACCATCTGGTTCACTGTGTGCTGGTAAACCCTTTTTATTTTTAAAAACTGGAAGCCTTGCAATGTTAGCGCTCCGTAATGTATCAAATGTTAAGCTCATATTATTTATGGTACTAATTCCTTTAAGTTGTAAATTCTTTTGAATCCCACATCATAACGCCTATTATGTTCGCAATCCATAAGAAATGTACAAATACCAGCATTATTCAATTCAACAAAATTCTCATATCTATCGTCAACAAACCAATCAATACCAGCTTTTTTTGCCACATCTACTTTGGATTGGTTAAACCCAATACTATATACTGGTACTTGTGGGAAGTTATTAATTCTAATCCATTCTTCTGTCCACTCTTGTGGTATCGATCTGGATGTAATATAACATGTCGGTTCAAATGGTAATTCTTTCGGATGGAATCTTGGTTTGATATTAAGCCAAAAATCCTTATCATCCTTCATCTGTTCAAATTTTTCTTTAATTTTAGCATCAAAATTCCAAAAAAGAACAGGCTCAACTATACCGTGTCGTTCTGTCCAAGAACCCAACCAATCCGCAATGACTTCATCAATATCTAAACCAATTTTTGGCGGTTTAAGAAACCTATGTCTACGATCATCACCCTGTGGATAAATCTTGTAATATTCAGTTAAAAACGCTAATTGCGTCATCGCCTGAGCTGAATGTAGTAAACCACTTTCTTTATCATAATCTTCCCCACGTTTCAAAGCATTTAAATGTCTTTCCGCACAAGCAAGCACCTCAGACCATTTACGACCTAATTCCCAATCTCGTTCACCATGTTTTTCAGCACCAACAGTTAATACTTTAGCCATCTGCTCAGTAGCAAATGGTGGTGCAAGATCATATCTTAATTTTTCACTCATAATTTAATATTTCAATGTAACCATTAAAACTTTTCCTATATTTTTCAATCTCATCTTCAGTAGCCATATCAAAAGTCTTAACAATGTATTTTTTTGACTCTTCATCAATAGCACCAAGAAAACCATCATACATTTCTTCCTCACGATCATCAGCATCGTAATTATAATCCTCACGCAGACCCATATTAAGTATATAACGATTTTCATTAACTACAAATAAACAATTCGGGTCATATTTTTCGTCAATATAAACCTTATATATGTCAGAATACATGGAATTCCGTTTATCATAACGTAACGTTAATGCCAATACACCTTCAAGATCTGGGTGTATGTAGATATTACATACATTACCAACAGCACATGATCTACAAATATTCTGATTTAATAACATTATTTTAACACCTAATGTTTTAAACCAATTACCAACACCAGCCTTATACCCATTATAATCCCAGGCATCTTGGTGTAAGCAATCCTCTTTAGTCATACTACAATAGTAAACAAAATAAATCAGAAAAACAAAAAATTTCATTTTTTTTTTAACATTACTAAGGTTCATACTATTTATATGTAAATATACATTTTATGAAAAAAAGATTCACACAAGAAGAACTTAATTTCTTATTACATGAATACCCAACAAAAGGTATTAGTTATTGTTCCCAACAACTAAATAGAACCGAAATAAGTATTCAACGTAAGGTAAGTAAATTAAAACTCCGAATAAATATTGAGTCAAAAAAAGAACGTCAAAGAATTGCAGGTAAAAATCGTGATGTTTATAATAAAAAACATAACATAAATGAAGATATGTTTTTTGATATTAAAGAACCCATTGTTGCTTACTTTTTAGGCTTACTATGGTCTGACGGTCATATAATATCAAAAGGTTCGGGTAAAGAAAATTCAATAAAAATAGAAGCAAAAAAATCAGATTTAATAGAGATAATAGATGCCATTTCTATTATGGGTAAATGGACAATTAATTCAAGAATTCGCCATGGTCGCCAAGAACAAATGTTAATATGTACAAGTAACCGAAAATTAGTTGATTTTTTAGTTAAACATGGTTATTTGAATAAAAAAATAGAATCGGCTGATAAAATCCTTTCAAAAATACCTGATAATCTAAAACATTATTTTTTTAGGGGCCTTTCTGATGGGGATGGTTGTTTTTATCAAAACCTAAAGAATAAATGTACACAATATACCATACATAGTACATATGAGCAAGATTGGTCATATATTGAAAATGTGTATAACCAATTAAAAATAAAATACTCTATTATTAGAATTAATAGACCCAATTCTAAAAGTTCAGTTATCAGAATTACCAATAAAATAAATATACTTACTTTTGGTGAGTATATTTATTCTGGTATTATATTTGGTTTCTCACGTAAATATAAAAAATATAACACCATTAATGATGTGTTTGTATAGGTTTGTCTTTTAATAGTTTAATTATCTCATTATAATGGTATGGTCTGAATTCTGAATGACCATCTAATCCAACATCCATACTTCTAAAACCATTTTTAAATCGTTCTGTTGGCGTTGAGTGACAGTGACCGTATAGCATAAACCAACCCTTATGACAACCTTCCCACTCACGAATTGGGTAATGATCGAGTACAAACATGTATTCATCTATTGCAACCTCTAACCTGGTATTAACCGATGTGAAACAACGCTGCAAACCATCACGATTTGTCTTAATGTGTTGATCATGGTTACCCAGAATAAGGTGAACTTCCTGGCAATGTATTTGATCCATAAAGACCTTTACATTGGTATAACCCTGGAATGCTACATCACCCAGTAGGAAGATTATGTCATCATGTTTTGCGCAAGCGTTGATATTCTTAACCAAAGTCTGGTTGTGTGCATCCACTGATGGGAAGTCACGATGTGCGCCTGATTTCCAAGTGCTTAAGCTCTTGATCAGGTTGCGATGGCTAAAATGAGTATCAGAGGTAAACCAGATATTCCTTTCTTTTGAATTTAATTTCATATTATTTTTTAATTGTTATTGTGGCAATTTCTTGCAATTTACTTGTTTCTACAAGCATCATGAGGTCATTTCTACCAAAATTTGACCTATCGTAAAGATGATAAAGCTTCTTTTCAGCTGAACTTTTTACTGGTAAAGTATCTAACCATTCGAGTAATTTAATCCTGTTAACAATAACCCACTCACTCTCAGCTTCAAAGGCAATGTAATGCGCCTTACCATAAAGCCAGCCGAGCTTACCCTTAACGTTCATAAATTCCACATAGTGAATGTTGTAATCAACGTTTACATCGTCACGATTTTGTTTCTTAGCGCCCTTGACATCAATAAAAATGTCATCATAAGATTTCGGTGCAAGCAGAAATTTGCATTTTTTATTTGGTTTAAGAATTAAGTCAACATGGTCTTCCATATCTTGTTCTGGTGTAGAATGTGTTACCTCACCGAACTTACACAACAAGGTTGATAAACTGTCTTCTAACAATCTTGCGTCTGCAAGAAATTGTTCATATTTTGTGTTATTCATATTTAAAATATATTATTTTTGTAATTTCAGCATCATATTCAGAATTATGTTGATTTGTATTTTCTTCAACACCAGCAAGAATATGCCTTTTCTCTTTTGGGTTAACACCCTTTGTTTTTAATAAAGTAAAAATATCAAATGGTTGTGCGGTATTCAGTATCTTTGGTATTTTCCTCATTGTGTCACCCTCCATCAATAAATCAACCATTAATAACCAATCCCAAACAACACAATCGCCCCAGAACTCAACCTTACTGAAATTGGTGTTTAACCAATCCATGAGTGCCGCCTTAATAACAGCAGTATTATTCTTTATATGTAGTTTATTGTTTTCAGTGTCATTATCGAGAAAATGAACATATTCATTATATATTAGATTTTTCAATACATTGTCACGTACCCATTCATCAACCTGGGTTGTATCAAAATCAGTAAATTCGGCATAGAACCGCTTACCACATTCTGATACAATACCCAGTGATATTGGTGTGGTTTTCTTATGTAAACCCGTAAATTCCAGATCAAAGAAACACTTTACAGGCTGTTTTTTATTCGTTTTATTTTTCATTTTTTAAATATTTTCTATATGCACCATCTTTATTTAACATTTTTTGGGTTAAAAAAGAAAATTTTAATCTATTTTCAATGCAATATTTTTCCATAGCATTTTTTTTAATTAATTCAATTTCCGTTATTCTACCCTTAACCTCTTCAATTATTAATTCATCATTAATGGTGGTTATTAAAAAATCTGGAACACAATATTTTTTATTACTATTATAAAAATACTCAATTTTGATACCATGTCGTTTCGTCCAACTTTTAATCTGTGGGTCAAGATCTAATTGTTCCATTCTAAACTTTTCTAATTTAGAATCACTATAAAAATTTTCATTATTTTTATTTGAAAAATACCATGATTTAATACCCCTATTAAAAGATGTTATGTTGACATTACCATTAGCAATAAGACCAGCTCTGGTTTTAGACATTTTACTTTTACTTTCATCTGAAAAGACCCTACTAAAATTTTTAACAAACTTCCTGGCATAATCAACTAATTCTTTTCTATCTTTTCCGTATTGTGAATTTCTATTACCGCTTTGTTTGCATGAACCGCACAAATCATTAACATTACCTTTTTTTATTTTAACTAATCTATTACACCAAGAAACTTTATATTTTTTTGAACACTCGTCACATTTAACATGAACAAAATGTTCACTATTTTTTAAATCTTTTACTAATTTTCTTAATAGTTTTCCAGAATCAGAATAATAAAAACCCATTTTTGATAACAACATAATTTATACTTTCATATAAATACTTGTATTTAACTCGAAATCGAAAAATAGTTTAGTTACCTTCTTGCTCATATAGTTTATATGTTCGTTTTGATATATTTGATGTAAACATCTGAACCAGACCGTATATTTTCAATTCGGATGCCATTCGCATTACAGCTAAACCCGTTAGTTTAATACCAATTACCTGATTAGTTAGTTTATTAACTAAACGCCATTTTCGATCAGGATATGAATAAGATATATCAAATCTATTCCTTATTTTTTTAAGTAGTTTGATCCTCACGATCCTGGAACTTTTTAAAGTTGTTTAAATAAGCCAATATATTTTCGGTACCTGGTCTATTCATTGAATGAACGATAAATAATGGTAATTTTTGTTTATGCTCAATACAATAATCAACAAACCACTTAGCACAATGATACCCAGTTTTCTCTTTATCTGGATTCTCATCATAATATTTAAGCAATTCATCAACTGTCATATCAACAGTATCATAATCAGCATCATTAAGATCATGGTCGAATGAACATACCTCTGGCAAACCATGTTTTGTAATATATTTAACAAATGCATCATAATCCCTTACAATCACCCATTTTTCAAGATATATAGGGTTCATCTTACCTATACGCTGATACATGTATTGGACGCAATCCAAAGGAATACGCTCATCATCTAAAAATAACTTGTAACCCATATTTATAATTTTATAACTTGATCAAATTCACGTACTGTTGGTTCAACATATGATTTGATCATCTTGTATACAATTGAATCGGAAATCACCTTTCCTTCTTCTTTTTCTCTCTTTTTCAATTGGTTTTGTAATTTTTCCATATCAGAAAAATTGAAAACAATTGCTATTTTCAAATAATCAGCTGGAAATAACCTTAAGATCTTATAGCGACCCTTATCAGTCATATTTGTCCTATCAACAATAACATCCTGGCGCTCATTAATTGCTTGCATGATACCCTGGATAAATGACTTTTCAATTACTGACTTGAAAACATCTTTAAAATGATTAAAAGCTTCAGTATAGTTCATACCAAGTTCCTTACCCCTACTTTCAATTATATTGTCTGTAGAAGCCACATAGTAATCCCCGCTTGGTAACAAAGTGTTATTCAAGTATGTTGACTTGCCAACCCCTGGAGGGCCTACAAGAAAGTATACAACTGGTCTTGTGTTCATTTCAATTAAGTATTCTTTTCGGGTAAGAAGTATATCTAATACGGAACCCAACGCATTATTACCAAATAGCATATTAAAGTTTCGGACTAAAATTTTAGCCGTTTCAAGTTGTTGTTTATTTTCACAACTGATGATCGTATCATTGACCTTCTTATATGCTATTATTTGGTTTGTCATGCTAATCTGAATTTAGATATAAACTCCCTTATTTTTTGGTTTTTCTCACCCCCGATGGTTTTCAGCCACTTTCTGTAATAAATATCCTTTTTTCTCTTTAAGTTATTCGCTTCAACAATTTGAACAGTTGAATAGTTCAACGAAAGCCATTTATTGAAGTCTGGGTACTTGTCTTTATTAAAGACTCGTTCATCCAGGATGAACACAACACCCAACAACTGGTCACCCAGATCTGGTTCATAAAACTCCGCAACCTTAAGACCCAAAGATTTTAAAGTTACCGCATGACGGTTCAATGTACCAAGCCTCTTCTTATTCGTGTTGGTTGTACCACCATTCAATACAATATATGTTTTCCAATTATGTAACCAGTCATTATATAGCACAGTATTACCATAATCAATTCCATATTGATCCTTAGCATGACCGTACTGTATGCCACCCTGCATTCCCGTTAACTGATATGGAACCATACCGTATAAACGGAGTTCCAACTTCCCTTTCTTTACCGCTTTTCTCATATTTAAAATAATTCTATTTGTTTAATGTATGTGTCAATCTCAGATATTTGTTCTGAGTTGAAGTTTTTTGTTATATCCTTATTATCAAGTCCGAAAACTTGAACATTTTTACCCGCATGATGGGCACCAGCTATTAATTTGTTGTTATCATATATCAACAATATTGGTTCATAATGCTTAAAGCAAGCTTGACTTGCAATTGGCGCTTCCTTATTGGCTAATGCCCATATAACTTTTACACCAGCAGCTTCAACCAATTCAATTGCTTCCTGAGCATCCTTTGGTTTACGATACGTTAATTTGCGTTTTTTAGTTGTTTTACTCTTCTTATAATCATAAAAACTTTTACGTATATTAACCAGGATGTTATTTACAAAGTTATGATCCAACTTATCTGGTAACCCAGACTTTTCGAAGATTTCTGGCAACTCAGCAACAATAGCATCAGCTTCAGCCAATAAATCATCATATTCACGCTCACCGTTCCTGATTGACATCAAATCAGCAACATCGGTACGCCTTACATTGATTCTTTTCTCCAAACCTATCTCTTTGGCAACCCTTAACAACCTGATGCAATGCATCATATTTTTCGAATCGTAATTTTTACCATGTGTTACATTGGTCTGGAATCGATCAAGGTTTTTCTTTTCTTCCCAATCCCAGTATTCCCTGTAATCCTTGCAATACTTTGAGTAACCCTCAACGTTGCAATAGAATGTTAATATAGGTGTCTGACCCTTTTCAACAGAAGAAAGCTTTATCTGAACACCATCTTTATCCTCAATACCCTGGTACTTCCTACGAGCATATACTATATCACGTATTAGCTCGTCAGTGGTATCAAGAAAAATATTAGCCGAATCCTCATCAAAAAACAAATGATAAGCATTCTTTATATGGTCAATTGCAACACAACCATACATCCAATGTGGTACTGGTTTCAAAAACTCTTTTAATGGTACTGAACCCTGACCACTCGGTACCCAGCAGAAATCAAGCAACGTCTTGCGCTCCTTTTCCATTGGATTAACAATTTTCTTGTTTAATCCTCTGGCTTTCTTAATCTGTGTTGCCGCATACCCACCAAAACTGTTTTTACAGTTAGTGGTAAGGAAATTATATTTCTGTTCGAGAATTATCTCAAATACTGGGTGCTTGAATATGATGTTTTCATCAGGCATATTCAAAATCTCCAGAATGTTCGGGTTATTGGTTTCAAGCAACTCCATGAAGCGCCCGATCTCGTAGAACGTAACGTCATTGGTTTCATCGCTCACTTGACCTATGTAATCCATACCATACAGCTGATCTTGTGGCAATATGAATACACCACGATAATCCATATCACTGGAAGGTTTATTTGTACCATAAGCATGGCTACCACTTAAACACTCAAACAGTATTAAACCATTATCTCTTAAATCCTGTATAGTCATCTTTGTTTTTTTATTAGCACAAAGATACTAATTAATTTTCAAAAAACAAAATTTAGATTCTTTTTCTGTGAAATGAACTCTATAAAGCATTTTATCGGGTGTTTGGACTTCCCAACAATTTTCTTTCGGGTGATGGGCAACAACCGTACCTGTCTTAATGTTACCAATAAATTCAAATGTTATTTGATCATCAATGTTGTAATCAGTAAGTTTAATACCCATCATAGTTATAATTTTATTATAGTATCATATTCTTTTTTAATAACTCACGAATATAATGCTGTAATGTTACTTTTTCAATAACAGCAATTAACTTATCCGATTCGTCATCATCAAGTTGCAAAGATACTATTAAATCACTAACCAAACAAATAGTTTCTTCAGTTATATTTAATTGATTTAATTTTTCTGTTATATTAGTTTTCATATTACTTTAGGGTTTAATTGGCAAATTTAATCAATATTTTTGACATTATCAAATATTTGGATTAAAAATAGTTAATGTGGTAGCTTTAGATAAACCCTCATCAAACGTAATATCTGTAAACACCCTTTTAAATGTATTCAATACCAATTTCTTTATTAAAAACGTTTTATTATATGGTGAATTATAAATTATATAATCTAACGACCAAATTCGTTTGTCATTCCTAAAAGAACAAACAAAATATAAACTATCTTTAAGATGTGTAAAATGCTTAAAATCATGTAAACTAATATCCAATAATTCACAAAACTCATATTGAGCATGAGCCACCAAAAAATAAAAATCATATATATTCAAAAAATATATATCAAACTTCTTACCTTTTGGTTTGAAGTCCTTTACAATATTATTTTTAACATGTCTTTGTGATAAAATTGTTTTTGCAAACCGTTCATCACAACCAAAAAGTTGCTGATGGTTCATTAAATTACCGTATTAAATCTCTCATTAATATCAGAGATTGTTATTTTATTTAGATCATCAATAACGCTAACAGGTATAATTATAATTGGAGCAAAAGATTTCCTGAATCGCTCACAATTCTCAGCGTATTTCTCATTAAACGCACTATCTGGTATTATATCAACAAATATTTTATTATTTACAATATATTGTGGTCGATACGAAGCCCTTTCATTTATAAAAAACATTTCTGTATTTTGTGTTGCATATAAACCATTGTTATAACACCAATCAATAAATTTTTCGTTATATTCCATAATATTTTACTTTTAAATAAATATAAGCATATTATTGGTAAATCTGTAGAATTTATCTATCTTTGTACTTATATTTATATATAATATGACAAAAATATCTTACACAGCTGTTGTTTTGGACAAAAAATCATTGGGAATATTGGCACAGAAATTTGCCAAGTTTAATCCCGTTGGTTGGAATTGGGTACCACATCACATGACAATAACACTCGGTGAACTCGAACCAGAACTGCGTGAAAAACTAATTGGTACGACCCAAACTCTCAATATCGTGGCGCTGGGTAAAAATGATATGGCAATGGCTGTTAAAGTTAGTGGTTGTTATTCAACAAACGCAATACCACACATAACCCTTTCAGTTAACCAAGCTGAGGGTGGCAAACCATCAATGTCAAATAAAATTGAAACCTGGGATGAATTACCAGATATAACTAAAAATATAAAACTTACTGGGGTTGTTATGGAAATACCATATGAACCAATAAATGAAAATAAAAAAATGACCGAAAGCATATCCGATATACGAAATCTTCCATTCCTGACAGATGTAGCTCAAGCTGGTGGTAAAATATACCAGGTTGGTGGCGCTGTCCGTGATAAATACATAGGCAAAGTATCCAAAGACCTGGATATTGTAATCACTGGTATTCCACAAGAAAACCTGAAAGCAATCCTATCCAAATACGGTAAAGCTGATCTGGTTGGCGATTCATTTGGTGTTATCAAATTTACACCACCAGGTGGCGAAGAAATCGACATAGCTATACCAAGAACTGAAAAGAAAATTGGTGCTGGTTATAAAGGATTTGATGTGAATGCAGATCACACCCTACCAATCGAAACCGATCTGGAAAGACGTGATTTTACCATGAACTCAATAGCTAAAAACCTAAATGGTAAAATTCTTGACCCATATAAAGGTATAGAAGATATTAAAAATAAAATTATACGTCTTACTAACCCTGTGGCTTTTTCTGAAGATCCTTTGAGAATGTTAAGAGCTGTACAGTTTGCGGCAAGGTTCCGATTTACAATTGAACCTAACACATTCAAAATGATTCAGGAAAACGCACACAAAATTAAGGAAATACCAATGGAGCGTATATTAACTGAATTAAATAAAATTGTTGAAAAGGGTAACCCCGTTATCGGTGCCCAGTTATTAATAACTACTGGCTTGTTCGAACATATATTTGGCAACAAATTCATCGGAAATCTTAAACCTTTTGGTTTTGTTAAAAAAATGAGCGAATTAATTTTCTGGTTGGTTCAAGGTTTCACACCAAAACCATCTGAATTCTATAAAAAAATGATGAAAGGTGATATACCAACAACAGCCGAAATTAAAGCACTGGAAGTTGTTATGAGTAACCCAGTTAGAACCGAACTACAAGACAAATGGGCTGTGTTTGAGGTAAACCGAATAGCACCATCTATGTTGACATCGTATTTTATTATGAATGAACTGGATAATGTTATCTATGATTTTAAAGAAAAATACCCAATTTCATATAAAGAATTGGCTGTTAACGGAAATGATTTAATCGCTCTCGGTTTTAAAGATCAGCTGATCGGTATAAACCTAAAAAAAGCAATGGATGCCGTATACTCAGATACAATACCCAATAACAAAGAAGCTATTTTAAAATATATTACAAATACATTAAATGAAAACGTTATTATGACCAAAGATACATTAATTGAAAGTATTACCGAACAAACAGTACATTTCTTCGATTTTGATGGTACCCTGATGAATAGTCCACTACCTGAAGAAGGTAAACTTATCTATAAACAAGTTACAGGTAAAGAGTATCCACACCTCGGATGGTGGGGTCGACCAGAATCATTAGATATGGATGTTTTTGATATAGGTACTAAACTGCATGTTGAAACTATTTATAGAAAGGTTATGTCCTCACCTAATGATCATGCTGTTCTGTTAACAAACAGACAACTTAAGTTAGGTGGACTGGTGAAAAAGATTTTGGATAGTCACAACATGACATTTGAACATTATTCATATAAGAGTGATAATGACGAAAAAGGTGATAGGATTTTGAAAATCATGAAACAATATTACCCAAACGTTAAAAACATCGTTTTTTATGATGATGATCAGAAACACCTGGACAATGCCGAAATGGTACTGGCTGGAACTGAATACAAGCTCAGAACCGCAAAAATAAGCTCTGACTTAGATTATTTAACACAAAATGATGAAATTACTCGAAGTATTAACTAACCCAGGTGAAATAGTTGTTTATCATGGTTCTAACCATAAAATAAACCGTTTTGTAGATGATTTAGTTGGTGGTAAAGATGCTAATGATCAGGAAGGGCCTGGAATTTACTTTACAACATCTGATATCAACGCATCACATTATGGTGAGAATGTTTATAAAGCGATTATAAAGCCTCGTAAGCTCCTTACAACTAACGCCAGGGGTGGTAACATACCCGAACTGATGAAGCTTGCTAAAATGGCTCCAGATTGGCAAGAAACAGCTATGAACTGGGATGTGAATCCAACTAAAGGTATTATAGAGTGTGTTAAAAGCGCTTATCAATACAATGATAATGAAAAAGATAGGTTTTTGCAGATCTGGATTGAATTCTATCGCAACCACCCAATCGATTATGTTAGAAATTGTGTTAAAATGGGTTATGATGGAATTATGGTTGATAAACGATCAATATTTGAAGATCAACCAATAGTCCACTACATTATCTACAACCCAAATGTAATTTTTATCGAACAATAAAAAAGCCCCTAAATTAGGGGCTTTTCTTTATGAATTAAATTCATCTTCAAGTGCCATAAGCAATTTTTGTGCATTCATATCGTAGAAACCACAACCATTAATACAGTTTATCTCAACCACCTTCATACCCTCATCGGTACGGCAAATATCAATAACAAACGCCCTGGCTGGTTG